AGACGCTTTCGTCGATGGCATGGAGCAACTGTGTGAATTGCACGGCAAAACTGGTGTTGGGGAGACTGGCGAATATCTCCCTCCAGTGATTGACCGTCAAGTTGGTTTAGGTATCCTTGGGTGGGCTAACTTCTTGGCGAATAATGGGTGTTCGTATGAAAACTTCGGCAAGGCAGTTGACGCTTTCTTTGACACGGGCACTGAATGGCAACGTTGGGAAGAAACTATCCCTGGCAACATTGTTACTGCTCTCCATGACGGTATTAGCCGTGCTGCGCAGGTAGCTCGCATTCACAACATGGACAGGGCTTTTGCCATTGCTCCAACAGCTTCATGTTCCTACCGCTACACCGATGTCAATGGCTTTACCTCAACTCCTGAGATTGCTCCTCCCATTGCTCGTCTTGTGGACCGCGATAGCGGGACACTTGGCGTGGAGAGTTTTGACTACGGCAATGTAGAAACCTGCGCTGACGTTGGTTGGGAGAACTACAAACGCGCTGTTGACGGCATCGTTCGGATGTATGAGCAGAGTGGCCTATTCCATGGATATTCGTTCAATTCATGGAGCGATGTGGTCACTTATGACCGTGAGTTCTTGAAGGATTGGCTAGATTGTCCTCAGACAAGCCTGTACTACTCGCTGCAAGTTCTTCCAGACACGCAGCGTAAAGATGACGCCTACGCGGCGTTAGATGATGATTTCAAAGACATGTTCGGACTTGACGAGGATTCCTCGTCGGGCACGGAGGATGCTACGGAATCGTGTTCCATCGATGCAGGCTTCTGCGCAGCATGCGCCGAATGACTCAAAGCCGCCCCTTAGAGGGCGGCTCTTTCGTCCACCCTTCATATCCTCATGTCCACTGCAGCGAAATCCCCCTATCTCAACATGATTGAGAAGAAACGGCCCTGGCAGGCCGTTCCTGTGGACAAGGGCACTCTTGTCGAAGGTAGTGAGGCAACTTTGTTCAGGGCGCTGGCATTGCGCCACCTGGAGCTTCCCGTGCGGGAGTTCCTACAGCAAGGCCTGGAAAAAGACTTGCCTTCCACTCCTGGAGTGATGGAAGCCCTTATCCACAATCAGAAAGATGAAGAGCGTCATGATGAGGCTCTGAATTACATCGCCGCCGCTCATGGCGTTGATGAGAAAGCCGAAAAAGAAGCTCAGAACATCTTGAAAGCATGGCTTGAGCATCCTGCCCATCCCATCCTTAAAGCATCAGTTCTTGAGCGTTCAATCTTCTTCGTTTTGCTGCCCTTCATGCGATTTAATGGCGATGTGGGCATTCGCACGGTCAGTGCGGACATCAGCCGTGACGAGATTAGCCATGTCGGAATCCATTCCTTGGTCTCACGCGAGCTTGGTGAGAATGCTGGTCAATCTCTGAACAAGCTGCGCCGTGCTACGGCGCTGTGGGTGTTTGACAAGCTTGGCGAAAGCGACAACAAGTGGTTGAACAAGAGCTTCTGGCTGCGTCAAAGTGACAATCTGTTTGAGCGTGGCAAAGCAGAAGAGCTTGCTGATACTCAGCGCAGTCGAATGGTTGCTTTCTTTGAAAGCCCCAACACGTCTCTCCCTTCTTACGGCAAGGCTTAGACTGTTTGTTCCCGTTCCCCTGGCGACGGTTTTCGGAAGTGTCCTGAGGGAGAAGGTGAAGAGCCCTCTCCCTCTTTTTTATAGGACCAGGCCGCTCACGCGCTGACACCTTTTGACCGCCTCCTATAAGCGGGTAACGTTCCACGAAGTTAAGTGGAACAACTATCTTAAGGAAATCTAATGCTGAACTACGTCCTTTCAGCGATCCTTGCAACTCATAATCCATACCATTGGAATATGACGTGCTCGGATTGGGTGCAGCGCAAGTATGAAATCATGCTTGACGACAAGCTTGACTTCAAGGCGAAACGTTTTCTCATTGGTTATCTACGAACTAAGGTCAAAGGCAAGTGCGATCAGGATCTGGCATGGAAGGAGAAATGACAACAGAGCAGCTCGAAGATGGTTCAGTGCGCTGCTCTATGACAATTGACGGCATCTCTGCGTCTACGACGGTCAGCTCGATGCATTTGGTGCCTGATAAAGAGCGCCAGTTACGCGAAGCGATCAGTCGAGCAGCGAGAGAGGCGTTTCGTACAGACTTAAAGGACTTGATGGCATAAAAATGGGGCCTTTTGGCCCCATTCTTCAGGATTCCTACACAAAGGGCTTTACGCTCTAAGTAGAAATAGCTATGTTATCGACGTGGGGATTCACGCTCCCCTTGTCATGAGAAGTAAGTGGTCCAAGGCGGGGGTGGTGCCCCGCCTTTTTCATGCAAACTTAGTATAAGGTACTCCGCGATACACGAGGAATACCTTGTGTGCAGTGTTAATTGCAGCGGCCTTCTTCTGCTTCGCCTGAATAAGGGCAAGGACGTTCATTGTGTTTTCCTTTGAGAAGCCAAGCCCCGTTCCGTGCTTGGTTGTTATGCAGCCCATCTCTAGGCCGAACGTACTTTCAGTATAAACGAAGACAAAAAGAAGGGAGATGTTCTGTAGAACACCTCCCTTCCCCCTGTTTGCCATCGGTTAAGTGGCATCCCGATAGGGGGTCTTCAATTCCCCTATTGGTTGTGTGGTTGTGAGGAAACCCCTGATAGTTTCTCACACTTCCTAGCGTCCCAGGAAGGCATCGCGAATGCCCCAGAACTATAGCTTATTTCCGCTCAGTCCAGTAGATGACAGCGCCTTGAGTTTCAAGATCGCGGCGAACGTACTTCGCCTCCCAGGTTTGCACCCAACGCTCGTAATGTTGACCGTTGAGTTTGTAGCGCATGTAGACCACGGCCTCAGCAATCGTACAGACGGCATTCAGGCTGCCACGGTCCCTCTGCTTCGCAATACTTGTGCCAGTAATTTTCCTTCCGAAACGCTGCGTTTGCTGCCATGTAAGCGTTATCAGCTTCTTGAGTGCGGAGAGAATTCTCTCCAAACTTCGCTGCAGCTTCAGTGAGAGTCTTAGAAGCAGCAATTAAGTCTTTGAGAAGGCCGTGAAGATGGTCGTTGTCCATAATTCCTCACTTTGTTATTTACGCTAGTCGGGATCTACTACGGGAATATCCTTTTTGAGCATATGCTCAAGTTTCTGAAGCTTTGGAAGTAGACGTGGTCTATACAAATGCTCTGCATTCAGCAGTTGCAGGGCGGTTTGGTTGTTCACCTTCAAAAGAGCAACTAGAAACTTCGCCTCCTCATAGGTGAGCTGTAAGTCTTCCACAGAATCATTGAACATTGGAATTCCTGTAAATCCTAGATGAACTGTTCGAGCCAGTTAATGTCGTCTTCCTTGTTAGCAGCAAAAAGTGCTGCGGCCATAGCGAAGGCATGGTCGTCAATCCCTGTCTGTTTACCGCCACTGACGGTCCATTGTCCGCCTGCCTTGTAGGTGACGGTCAAGTTCTTGATCTCGTTCAGCGCTTTTTCGTGCGGGTAGATATTGACATAGCCAGCATTAAACAGCTCTCGCATTTTTGAGAAAGCTTTCACCTTGGAGCTGATGGTCCAGGTGAGTTCCTCAATTGGGTATTCGCCTGCAAGGCTCTGGATAGTGCCAGCACTGTTGTACTGGTCCATCACAATCTTGTCAAAAATGTAAAGAGCGTGATGCTCTTTAATCCAGTCTTCAACCATCCCAATATTCACCTCCTTCCTTCCATTGATTTCAAAATCAGCAGCGAAGGTGTGAAATTTATCTACGACAAGGGTGGGGCCTTCAAAATGAACGATACAAGCGGTGTAATTATCTCGACCAACGCCGCCACGAGCGGGGTCAAGAGCCAGCACGTAGCTGCCTTGAAATTCGGCGCGTGGAGGGAGAGAAAGGCGTTTGTCATCTACACAGGCGTCAACGACATCACTATTGATCAGAGCTGAGAGGTTTGCTGCGAACTGAGCGCCATATTCAACCTTGAATTTGTCGGGATCTCTCTCCCGCTCCATCTCAAGGAATTCCTTGCTAATCGTGGGATTCATCTCCCACGTTGGGAGGTTTACGGCCTGCAGGTAGGGGAACCGCCCAGAGGCGGCTTCTTTGAAGTGTTGATAGAACAAGCCATCAGTCAGCCAGGGCGAGGAAAGCTCCAAGATCTTTCCATTGCCCCCGAACTGCGCTACTGCTGGCGAAAGTGCGTCGTAAATGCCCTTTCCACCGCTGTTTGCATCTCCATCCACTGCAAACGCAAGCTCATCGAAAACACAAGCACAGCAAGCGAGGCCACGAGCCGCTCGTCCCGAAGTAGGGATTGCCTTGAAAACACAGCCATTAGACATCTCTAGCTGATCAGCAGTCTCGCGTGTAATTTCTTGCGCGAACGGGCTGTCGAGGATTAGTTGACGAATGTTATTGAGAGCAATGCGGCTCTGGTCCTGGCTGTTTGCCACTGTCAGCACGTACCACCTTTCCCCTTTCCTGACGCGCTTCTTGTACTTGTCCTCAAGAACAAAGCAGATGTAGACGCAGGCCACTGCAGCCATCAGCGTCTTGCCTGACCGTCGTCCGAGTGCCCAGGTGGCTTGAGTGAAACCACCGTTGAAGAAGCTGTCAAGAATTTCAGCTTGCTTGGGGTACAGCTCTAGCTTCAGGGCATGTTTGGCGAAGTCACTGCATGAAAGCATGAAAGGCGCTCGTATTTAACAATCTTTTTACGGGATCTTTGCAGACCGTGATTAGCATTTTGCCAACAGCTCGATAAACGTGAGTAGTTGGCAAGATAAGCAACGCCATGATCTTAGCCGTGGCATTTCTGAACAACAGCAGGTAATGAAAACATATGCGAAAGCTTATGGTTACGAATGGCATGATTCCTCGACAGCGGAAGATATGCATTTGAAGTTTGATGGCGTCTTGTCAAAAGGCGAATCTTCTAAGAAGGTGCAATACAAAGGGCTAATTAGGCGCATTCCAGAAGGCACGGTCCTGTTTGAGCACACAAGTGTCAATGGAAAAGTTGGCTGGGGGCGAGGCGAGAGTGACTTGGTTTTCCAGAAGATGCCTGACAACTGCTTGTTTATTTACGACCGACAGAAGGCCTTGAACACTGCCTATTGGGAAGTTGGGGCGTATGACCTAATGGCAAACAACATCTTGCGATCCAATGCTCCCCAAAAGCCTGTGATGACGTGGATGGGTAGAGAAGGAAGGAGTGACGTTTACTGCTGTCTTCCCATCAAGCTTTTACAAAAAGAATGCGATGGCATGTTCGCCAAGATGTGACGCACAAGGTGTGACTACGACACCCCACATCCTGTCCATAGAATAAAAATAACAGCCTTAAAAAGGCATTACGAAGGATTATCGATGGCTGAAGTCACTGGTGGCGAGGTGCATCTCGGCCATAACGGCAATGGCGAAGTGCGCATTGACGGCCTGCAAAATGTGTTCACAGGAATGGGCACGACACGCGATAAGACTACGCGCACGACGGTAGGTGCCATTCAATTCATGCCCAAGGAAGACCTGGAAGGTCTTTATGTGCATTGGCTTATGCGTCGCATCGTGGATCTCGTTGCAGACGAGGCCACTCGTGAAGGCTTTGAGATTTTGTTTGGTGGGGAGGGTGTGAATGCTCAAACGCTTTCAGGCGTGGAGCAAGCAATTGAAGATCTAGAAATCCTGCACAATTTCAACCATGCAGCTAAAACTTCTCGCCTTTATGGCGGCAGTGCCATCGTCCTGTACATCGACGACGGTCGTCGCGCTTATGAGCCTGTTGATGTAAACAACATCCGTGCCGTCGAAGGCATGGAAGTGTTGGATCGCCATCAGATTGCTCCTGTGATCGATGAGGACAGTCTCTATGACTATTCCAAGCCGACGCACTATCAAATCATTTCAGGCGATCTGATTCAACAGCCCAATCTGATTCGCATTCACAAGGACCGCATTCTGCGCTTTGACGGCATCTGGCTGCCGTATCGCGTGCGCCAAAAGAACTACGGCTGGGGCATGTCAGTGCTACAAAGCGTTTATGAAAGCTTCAAGCACTACTACACAGGCACTTCCTCCATTGCCACCCTTCTGACAGAGTTTGACATCTTTGTCCACAAGGTAAAAGGCCTTGCCTCGATGCTGGCTGCGGGCAAAGAAACCCAGGTGAAAAACCGCCTGGAGCTGAACGATATGAGCAAGAGCATCTATCGCGGCTACGCGATTGACGCAGAGAAAGAAGAGCTGGCGTTTGTAAGCCGCCAATTTGGCGGCGTGTCAGACGTTCTTGAGAAGCTTCGTTTGGACGTGATTGCTGCTTCTGGCATTCCTCATACTTTGCTGTTTGGTCAGTCTCCGTCTGGCCTGGGCGCCACTGGTCGCAGCGAAGAACGTGATTTCGCAAAGGTGTGCCACCACTATCAAGAGCAGAACTTCCGCAAGCCGTTGATGAAGCTGATGCGGTATGTCATGGCAAGCCGCACTGGCCCGATCGAAGGAGATCAGCCCGATAACTGGCGCATTGGATTCAAGCCGCTGTTCGAGATGAATGAGCGGGAGCTGGCTGATGTGCGTGCGCGTGTTGCAGCAGTTGACGCTCGTTACATTCAAGTTGGAGTACTTACGCCTCAGGAAGTGGCAGACAGCCGCTTCGGCAAGTCGGAATACAGCATCGAAACCACCATCGATCCTTCCATCGCTCGTGAAGTTCCCGAAAAAGCTCAAAAAGGTGATGTTCCTCCTGGTGGCCGCGATCCTCTTGATCAGGCCAACGGATCACTCCCTATTGAAGGCACGCGGAACGCAGCAGATAGCCAGGAGGTGGCGGATCAGGGAGAAGCGGGCCTCCACTTATCCCGTGACCTGGAGCACGTTCGTGGAGATGTGAAGTTCACGGACAAGAGCCTGCATAGCGCTGCCGTATCAGCAGCAAAGCGCAAATTTAAAGTGTGGCCTTCGGCTTATGCGAGTGGTTATGTAGTACAGCACTACAAGGCTGCTTACAAGAAAAAGCACGGCAGTTTGTCTGGAGCTTTCAAGGGTGACGAAGGCGATGTACATGCCGACGACCTTGATAAGTGGTTCAAAGAGAAGTGGGTGAGGATTGGCGCCAACGGCGAAATCCTTGGACCTTGCGGGGCTCGGGAGGAGAAAGAAGGAAAGCCGAAGTGCTTGCCGAAGGCAAAGGCACAAGGCATGTCAAAAGAAGGACGGCAGCAGATTGTTGCTCGCAAGCGTCGCAAAGATCCCGACGCTAATCGCAAGGGCAAGGCCAAGATGGTTAGTAGCAAGACCGACGCAAAAGGCGCGGACAGCCATTCCTATCCGACCAAGGAAGAGGCGCAGGTGAAAGCCAAGGAGATGGGCTGTGACGGTCATCACGTCCATGAGACAGACGACGGTCCCGTGTACATGCCATGCAGCACGCATGAAGCTTTCCAGAAAGTTCTTAAGCATGAGAAGAATGATGCTATTGAGCCTCTCAAGACCGAAGGGTTGATCTTGGCTGATATCGACGAAGCCGCTCAAATTTCCGCTGAGGATATTGATGCTGCGTTGAATCAGTGGAAGGAAGAGGCTCCCGAACGCTTTAAGGACATTCTGGAGGCGGAAGATGCTGAGCCCGCTGAGTGATGCCTGGCCGCGCATGGACGCGGACTGGAATTACGACCCTCTGACGGGGCGCTACAGGCGCCCCTCAGGGCGTTTTATGAGTAATAAAGCTGTTGTTGCATTGGTCGACGGCAGAATCGACAAACTTGGTAAAGATTTACGCCGTTTCACGCGGATGTTGGCGGATGGAAACATCACTTTGGATCAATGGCAAGGAAGCGTCCGAGAAGCCATCAAAGGTGCGC